CAGACCTCTTACATTGCTATATTTTCTGTTGGTCACCCACACTGATCCCTCCGGTCGAATAAACCGAGGTTCACGACAAAGCACAAGTTTTAACGGGGTTCCCGGTGGTAGTTGTGACAAAATAGTGGAGACAACATACCAATCTACCAATGCAGAAACAGATGCGTTCGTGTTCATCACTGAACTTTTGTTGCCCTGGGCTAATATAACCTCTTTGTTCATTTCTTTGTCTCCCATATGTCTTATTATATGCACCTACTTACTTATTTCCACCAGTTTTCCCAGTGAAAACTCTGGATAGCTGTCGATGTCCACGTTCAGTATGATCTGCATTCCCATGTCGTCTGCCAAAGACTGTAGAAGATTCCTTACCCGCCTGCGATTTTCCTTGCCTCTTACGTTCTTTAACGGCTCGTCAAGTACCAGTAACTTTCGTCGCTTGGGATTGCAGAGTAGTATGCTGGCCAGTCGCAATGCTAAAGCTGCTACGTCTATAACACCTCCGCCCACTTGGTTTAGTGGATCATCTAGTTCGATACCATCACGGACGAACATCAAAACAGCTTCTGTCTTTCCCCGCTTGCAGTCCCAACGTATTTGAAACTCGTAAGCATCCTCAAACACAGTAGCAAGACACTTCTCCACGATACCAGCGATCTTGTCATGTACTTTTTGCTGCACTGCTGCTGAAATCTCTTGTACTATCGCTCTTGCCTTCAGGTTGTTTTCTTGTTCTTCTTTTACCTCTTGTAAACTCTGTTCACACTCGTGTAGTTTTAGCTCTGCCTGCTTGTGTCGCATTACAAGCCTATCGACTGCTTCCCTGGTATTAGGTATGTGTATAGATGGTGTTGTCATCAGTGTAGTACATCCCACTTGTCATTGAACTGCTTGAGTTTTTTCTCGTATACCTTTTCCAGTTTAATTGTTTTCTCTTCCAGTTCTTCGTAGATCTTTTCTGCCTCCTCGATGGTTGTGCAACCATATGTGCTCTTGAGTTGTCCCATCACTTCTTCTAGGGCACCTTCGGCTTTGGCAAGTTCTCGCTTGGCCCGTTCAACCTTGTCTTTCAGACGTTCAAATTCTTTAATGTCCATGTTTCTTCTCCATCGACTCTAGTATGATAGACGCAACCTTGTCGTCGACGTCGTTATCACTTATGTAGCGTTCAACCTCTGACATAAAATCAAAAATCTCAGAATCTAGTTTCTGAAGACCGTTTATGAATTCTTCCATACCAGCCACTTCAATGGCTTCAACTTGCTCTACTTCTAACCACTTGTCTTCTGACACATCTAGGCTGTGTCGTCTAACACTACCATCACTGTATAGTAGACCAACCGAAGGTGTTTGTAATCTCTCGTCGCTTTTCCTGGGTATCAAACAACCACAATTATATACCACCAAGTCGTCATTGGTGTAACTAAATCCAGTGTGATTGTCTCCAAAAACTGCAACGTCGAACCCTTGTAATTCCCTTACCAAGTTCTTGATGTTTGACTCGACTGGAGCACCTGGATATGAAGTATCTCTGGCTGACCATATGTACTTATGGGCTACAGCGATCCTGATTGCTGCTTTTGCACTGTCTGCTTCTGGTAATTCATCGTATACTGCTCCCTGTGCTTTAAACACACCTGTCTTTACAGTCATTCTTTGTAGAGGAGTAATGACACCATGTACTTCAAGCGTGTGGTAGGCCGACTTGTGTATCTGCTGTATATCATGGTAGGGTAAATCATGCTGCCCGGGAATGGAGTACATCTGGGGAAGATTTTTGAGTGCCCAGTTTACCAATTCAACTGGAGGGTTGTACCTGTCAAATACATCACCGGCACATATTATCTCTACTCCATGCTGTACAGCTATGTCATTTAGTTGCTGAAGAACTCTGCCTTGAGCAGCATACCAATCAGGTTCAGTGGATCTGGCTACTGGTGGTGTATGACTCAGATGAATATCAGAGCACAATACTGCGATCACTCTCATTTAGTTTCCCTCCACAAAGTGGGCATCTGTTGCCCAGTTCATCCATGAGTTCATTTTTCACATGCCTGTATTCTGTTGTTGCTTGTTTCAATGACTTTTGTCTGTCCCAAACCTCTCTCAGTCTATATTTTATATCTGCCATCTCAGAACTTGTGGTTCTTATGTCCACAACTATGGACTCTAATGGTGTAATGTCTGGAACCTCCTTGATTTTCTCTTCCAAGTCCATTATGTTTTTTATAAGTTTGCCCAACCCAATCAGTGGTTTTTCTGCTGCTATTATTTCTTCTGCTAGATCCATAAGTTCTTCAGAATCACTTAGGAATTGGGTATTGCTGTTGATCGTCTCTGTGTATTCTCTTGACGCTTTATTCTTCTTTCCCAACCACTCAATCTCATCTTTTACGTCAAAGATTTTAGCATCCAGTTCCTCCAAGTACGAAAATTCCTTGGCAAGATCGGGAACGTACGACAACTCCTCAAATTGTTCTTTTGCTTTCTTTAAGTTATCTTCTGCACTACCCAACCCATAAGTTGCTTTTCTTACACGCTCGTTGAGTTTCTGTATGGTTGAGTCAATCAACTCGAGATTGGTAATACGGTTCAGGTTCTTGGCAACATCCCCAGCAGATAGATTGAACCAGAACGGGCCATCATGCTGTCCCTGTATATTCTCTGGACCCAAGTTAAGTATATTTTGTATATCCTCGGGAACATCTGAACCAACCGAATCCATTCGACTGACGTTGTTGTTGTTTCGTATCAGGTAAGAGTTTTTCGACTTGCTTCTATCCCGTCTAATATCAACACCATCGACGGACAGGAAAACAGAAGCTCCCGATGTTTCATACTGTACCATGCCCAATCCCAGGGGCCTGTTCTGTGACAACCAACGAATGGCCCGTATTATTGAGGACTTACCTGTGTCGGACGGTCCCACGATGGCTGTTATCTTGCTGTCAAACTCCACACACAGACTGGAGTGACATTGGAAGTTCTTTAGCTTGAGTTTCTCTAACATGTTAGCATCCAGCATACATCTTTTGTAGTGTTGAAGTATCCTCCCCCATCTCACTCATCGACAACAACAATAACCACCATGCGTCGATCTCGTCTCCCCCCGTAAACTTCTTCTTGGGCCAGCATTCCTCAGCTTTTTGTCGCATATTGTCCTTGGAAGCATTTCCTTTGCCTGTGGCGAACTTCTTGATCTCCCCAGGACTGTAGCCTCGATAGTCTATACCCTCAGATTCACACCACAATTTTATCACAGCCTGCAACTCACTTTGTACTACCAGAGCTCCTTGCATGCCTGGACCAGCATGGCGAGCCGCCTCAAACACCACTAAATCAATCCCGTTGTTGCTGTCCAGTTCCCTTAGCTTTGATTGAAGGCGAACCAATCGCATCCCGCCAGACTCATCCCTACGAATGCTGAAGTCCCAAACACCAGATATACCACTCGATAAAGCCCATCCCATATGAGTCGCTGGATCCAATGCTAGTATGTTCACTTCTGAAACCTCCCACATAATGATTCCATACCCATCTCTTGCATAACCCGATCCCACTTCTTTCGGTTGGCGTTGTCATCTCTTATTTTATACTCAGGACACCCAGGAAACGGTAGTTGTGTCAATTGTGCGTAATTCTCTATGGTGGTATGACCTTCTCTAATGGATTGATAGGTTTTTGCCGAGGGGCTGAGCCTCCCGGTAATATACTTGATTGCTGTGACCTCCCCCACTCCTTTGATTCCGGGTATATCATCACTCGAACAACCCGCTATCGCCTTTACCATGGCCCAACCAGAGGGGTGGATTCCATAAGTCTTTTCGAACACTTGCTGGTTTATCAGCTTCTTCTGCACTGGATTGTAGATTACTGTATTTTCATCCAGGAGCTGAAACAAATCTTGATCTGTGCTAATAATGGCCTTCCACAGATCGGGGTATGATCTGCAGACACTGGCTATGATATCATCTGCCTCATAACCATCTTCCTTGAAGAGGTTTCGAAATCCTATCTCGGGCAACCACTTCTCATACAACTTATTTATCTGCAATCTCAGATCAGTCCTTACTTGCGCTTCCTCATCTGTCATCTCACCCAGTTTGCGTAACCTACCAGACTTGTACCCTTTGTAGATTCTTTTCCTTCTCCAAGTTCCCGAGTCGAAACAGAATACCATATGGGTGGTGGAAAACTTTTCTAGGAAGAAAAGGATATCTCGAAAGATACCATACAGCACACCTGTCGCCATGTCCTCATATGACAAGTCACCGGTAGTGTACAGAGACCTGTAAGCCAAGTTACTCACGTCTAGAATAACCACTGTCTTGTCATCGTCAAAAAGCAACCTACTCATATCTTGGTTTCCTTTCCAATGCAATTGCTTGCTCTGTGGTTTGCCACTCCTGTCCTACTAAATCAGTCAGGTCTTCTAGAAGACCATTCTCTTCTATATGTTGGATCAACCGCTCCCTACGCATGGTCTTGCCTTCCAATGTTGGTCCCATTCCGGAAACTGTAACCATTCCCTGCTTACTTTGCTCCCACACACCAGACGAAACCAAATAATCTACACAAGATCCTGTATTATCCAACCCATAAGAGTAGTAGATTGGAATGGTTACCTCATTCTCCCTTCCCACCAACCGATTCTTTTTGATGCTTAAATCCAGATTTACACCAATCTTATACTGCTTGCCCTTGTGTACTTTCTTTATGTTATTCTTTACAGACGACCACAATTCAAGAGTTGCATAGAACCTTAGTGACTTACCACCACTCCTGGTTTTTGTTTGAAATGGATTTTTTGGATCAACGTTGTCTCGAGTCTGCGAAATTACAATCAATAAACTGTCAGATTTCTCTAACTTACTAATCACACTTCTAATGGCTGTGGAGTTGAACTTTGCTTTGTTCATCCCGAAAGATCCCTTTGACTCCTTGCCTTTCTTGAAAGCTTCTTTCCACTCATTGAACTTCTCGTCATCAGCCAATGTGTCCAAAGCATCCATGCTATCCAGAACGTAGATAAAAGGCTTACCCACCTCAAAAGCATCATCTACATTAAAATAGAACTCTTCCACGAAAGTTGAATAAGAAGGCTGCCCATCTTTGTCGGTAGCTGGAGCTTCGATTCTGCTGGCCATGTCCTCACCAAAGTATCGCTTGAGGCTCATCCTTGCTCCCCTCTCTACATTGTCGTAAATGAAGCGATAATCCGCAAATCTCTTGTCCCGAGCGGCCTCTGCCATACAAGTAAGACTCAACCATGTCTTACCACTCATCGAATCCCCTACCAAAAAAACATAACTACCAGTAGGAAAACCCCCATTAGTTTCACCTGAGCAACCCAGGTTTAACAAAGTGCTTCCCGTCGAAAGATAGATTGGTTTTTTCACCGCCGTTCTTTTCTTCATACCTTTCTTTATTTTCTCCATGTCTGTACTCACTAACACCTCCTAATTTTGGTTGAGAAAAAACCGTAGCAGCTCCACCAGATTCGAAAAAAGTCTCAATCTTCATAAAATAATGGGGCTGCTTTCACAGCCCCATCCCCAACTCAATCTCTAACTACTCATCCCAGTCATCAAAATCATCGTCGTCATCGTCGTCATTCTTCTTTGACTTTGTGGTTTTCTTGACTGGTTTCTTGGAGGTTTTCTTGACTGACTTTTCTTCAGGTTCGTCATCATCATCGTCATCATCGTCGTCATCATTAAAATCACTATCGTCGTCATCGTCGTCATTCTTCTTTGACTTTATGATTTTCTTGACTGTTTTCTTGGCCTTGGTGGGTTTTTCATCCTCCTCAACCAAATCCACCTCTTCAACAGCGACCGCCTTGATTTTGTTGCCGTCGGAGTCCTCCAGTATGAGGCTAGTACCATCACCAGATATCCTGTCGATGGTATACAACTCATCTGGGTCACCCTCGCTATAGGTAACAGTGTCACCCACTGACAAACCACAGTCATCAGCGGTTTTGTTTTTCTTGGTGGGTTTCTTGGCAGATTTCTTAACAGACTTGTCATCACCATCATCGTTGTCTTCTTCTATTTGAAGAAGAAGTGACTTCATCTTTTCGTAAGACATTGGTTTCAGCATGTCATCCAGACAAGGAACATCCTCAAAAACACTACTCGGCAGAGGCTTTCTCCTATCCTTGAACTCAATGTCAATGGTCTCCAGCCACTTACCTTGATCAGATTGCTTGAAAGAAACTCTGACGGTTTTGCCCTCCTCAACATCAGCAAATAAATCGTAGCCATCCCCCTCATCAGAATTTTGAATTTTGTTATCCAACTGCTTTCCGAAGAGATGGTGTGAAACATCCCATATCAATTTCTGATCATAAGCAGAGCCCTCAACCAGAATAAACAGTTGACGCTCTGCTGGTGCAAGGGCCTTCACTGTCTCTTCATCAGAACTGGGATCTTTGGTGAGTTTTGACCGATACTCACATATGGGACAGGGCTTTCCGTATGTCTTGGCCAAACAGATGCACCATTCATTGTTTGGCCCTACATTCCTGTGAATGTAGTAGGTCCGCTCGAAATGCAGCTCCCCTTCCTTTGCGTATGGATTGTTCTTCACCACGTAAGGGATGAACTCCAATCGGTAACTACCGGGCTTTGGTGTGAATAACTCACACCCATCAGGCAGGGTAATGTGGTTACTTCCACCACCGATTTTGTGCTCTGATAAACGCCTCTTGGCGGATACCTTGTTACGACGTTCTTTTTTTTCCGTTCGAGTTGCCATTGATTGCACTCTCCTTCTTCGAGGTTTCTTGTTGTGCTAAAAACTTGCCTTTGTAATATCCATAAGCTCCCAGTTTGAAACAAACCAATACCAGGAACGGGACTCCCATAAAAATCAAAACTACCAACAAAACCAAAGTTGCTAAATCAATCACGTCTTACACCTTTTCGCCTTATTTCTCGTTTTCGCATCTCATCCACAGCATCAGCCTCCCCCTGCTTGGCTCTGGGATCTCCGAAGTACCCTGCGAGGAACAGGCTGGTATAACTTTCCAACGCCTTCTTCCGATGCTCCATGGCCCCCACCGCCGCTTGTAGCACTTCATAGTCATGGCGTGCTTCTATTAGATCCGACTGTGCGTTCTTCACATCCTCCGAGGTCTCGACAGCACTGGACAAGGCTGTTTCTGTGACTTTCACCAAGTCATACTTCTCGGGATCCTTTCGCATCCTGATTGACATCTCTGCCCTTGTTATCTCAAGTGTGTTTTTGCACTCATCGACGTCACGGTGGGCATCTGCTGCACGCTGTGAGTATTTCAGGTACAGTATAGGCTGTTGTAACCATTCGTTGCCCAGATTGTTCTTGTCGATGACGAAGTCGTTTTCTTCTACCCTTGTTGCCATTCTTCCATTTCCTCTTCAATTCTGTTTGTTACAAACTTTTTGATCTTGTTAAATGTCTTGCCCACGCTGTCTTCTTCACACTCTGTTTCAATACCTATGTCAATTTTGATGTTCTCAAAATTACCCAGGTTTATAGTTCTTTGCAGAGCGTATCTTACTTTCATCTCAACTCCCTTACATCCTTATTATATCTCTCCCTAAGAACATACTTCACGGCAGGAAGCAATCAAACCAGCTCTCTTACAATCATAGAAGTTATCACGAAATACCTCTATCACCATACAAGCACGCTCTGCTTGCTTTGGGTTGTTTAGAGCAACTGTACTCATATAGGAGAGGATCAACCATCTAATACTCTCAGCCTGCTCATCGAGACCTTCAAACGACTTGAGGAACTTGGCTACTGTTGCCCATGTTCCACCCGTAAGCAGCATCCGAGCCAGCTCAATGGCGTCTTTCTCTGCTACACCGGCTGACAGAGCTTCCAACGCTGTGTCAACATCAGTTTCTTGTATCACTTGATCCAATAAAACAAGTAGTTTTCTGGGGGAACCTTGTGCTAGATCAACGATTTTGTCAACCACTTCCTCTTGTAGATCGGACTTACCCTCTTTTTCCGCCACGGACATCACTAAATTCTTCGACTCAACAACGTCAAGCGCTTTGACCTTGAGCTCTGTTGCTCTGGTTCTAATCGTCGGAAGCAACTTTTGTGGGTCAGTTGTGGCAAGGAAGAAGTATACGTGGTTGGGAGTATCCTCCAGCATCTTTAGGAATGCCCCCATAGCATCCTTAGTGAGTGCATGACATTCGTCAATCAACCAGATCCGCACACTTCCAGACATAGGGGAAAGTGACATTTTACTTCTTATGTCCCGGACCATATCAATACCCCTGAAGTCTGCCACGTTCAGCTCGTAGAAATCCATATCTCCACAGTTTAACTTGTCCTTTAGAATCCGGGCTATTGTTGTTTTTCCGCAACCACTGGGTCCGGTGAACAGCAAGAAATGTGGTATTGATTTTCTCTTGCCAAAGTCGACCAAAGTTTTTAGAACTTCCTTCTGTCCAATGACTTCGGAGAACTTTGTTGGTCGGTGTTTTTTATATAATTCCATTACTCTATCTCTATGGGTTTTTTCTCATACCAATTTACATCACTAGCTTCAGCTTCTATCTGTAAGTCAGTGATAATCCATGGCCAATGCTCTCTCACATCCTCAGTCATTACCTGCTTGGCCTTTTGCAAATAATCACTTAACTCACTGTTATGCACATCTGCCACAATACTATCATGTATCTGCCCTATTATATGGCTCTTCATCTTGGTCTTGCTCAACCACTTCACCATCTGTATAAGTGACCACAGCAGACAATGAAATGCTGGACCTTGTATAGGTATGTTGGCCACCTGATTTCTGGTGTAGATTCCACTCATTCGAAAACCAGTCATAAGATCAAAGGAGCCATTCTCAATATAATTGTTCCACCATGTTTCCTTGTGGTTACTCCAAGTGGGGAACTTTCGATTGAACTTCTCCTCAACTCTCTTTATGTGCTCTTCGTAGTTGTTAAAATCTATCCCCTTGCTCTTCAAATGCTTTCGTAAGGGAACACCATCAACTGTCTTTAGAGCAGACTCATCAATGGCGTTCCACAGATTTCTAGCTGTGTTTCTATAGTAGGAATTATAAATGGTGGGGAAAACAAAACAGTTCTTGGCATGGAACCTAGCCTGTTTTGTTACTTGTGCCTTGTTTAAGCAGTAACACTCAGCAGCCATGTCTCTATGTATATCAAGTTGTGGATTGCAGGCATAGTCCACCATCTTCTTGTCACGGTGGAAGCACGCGCAAATCCGGAACTCTAAAGCCCCGTAGTCTATTTCAACCAGTGTGTGGCCTTTTCTGGGAACGAAACAGGATCTGATTAGTTTGCCAATCTCAGCATCTCGTATTGGTATATTCTGAAAGTTGGGGTTCGAGGATGAGCTCCTGTATGTTCTGACAAGATGTAAATTAAAAGACGGGTGGAGAAGCCCATCACAAACTTCCCTTCTGATTCCCACTAGGTAAGTAGATAGAAGTTTCTTTAGTTTCTCTACTGATATATAGTTTCTTGTAAAATCCGTATCAATCTTGGCCAAGCAGTCCACGTCAACTTGACCTCTGCCAGTCTTTGTTTTTGACAGCGGTGTATGATTCAGAATCTCAAACAAAATCTTACCAAGCTGGGTTCTGCTTCCTAAA